ATCTCTTTTTTGTAAAATAACCTATAGCTATCACTACCATATTTTCCTATACCATATAATTTTGTAGCATCTTCTCCATCCCAAGTTAAGAAGTCTTTTGACATCTGTCTAAGTCTTTTTTCACGTACATTTACCATACCCAAAGGTTTAAGTATTTCTTTAAGTATCTTTGGTCCTGTGTTTAAAAAACTTTTAGCAGTAGGACAATGCTTGAATAGTTCTGGTAGAACACGTTTTACTTGATGCCTGCTTGTTTGATTAAGGCATATCACTCCTACCATATGTTGCCACACAGATTTTACCTGTTGTTGAACCATTAAGTCTTCACGCATATACACTTATATTCTCCCAAGGATAAACTAACCAAACATCATCTTCTGCTTTATTAACTTCGTGAGATGCATAATGAACTTTAAATTTAAAATCACTTGCTAGGTTATCTGTAAGCACTGCGAATCTTACATTTTCGCACCAAACATTACGCCAATGAAGATCATCGGGATAACAACTTGTTTGCCAGTCTTCTATGATCCAATTAAAAGTAGCACCTGTGTCATTTATATCGTCAACAATTAAAACATTCTTGCCTTGTCCATTAGTATCTGCATGTGGGTTTCCAAATACATCTTCTGCCATCCAAGCATTAGATTCGTTTGCATAACCACTGTCACGTAGGCTAACTTTTATTGCTTCACAACGTATACCAGTCATATTACTAATAATAGTGGCAGGTACATTACCGCCGCGTGTAATACCTACAATGTAATCAGGTCTCCATTGGTCTTTATACATTTGTGTAACAATACCGGTACACATAGTTTCTATATCTTGCCAACTGTAAATATGCTTCTTAATCATGTTATCCTCGTTTACTAGTTAAAGTAATGGCTGTGCCAAGTTCTTCCAAGAAGTATCATCTTTATCTTCGTGGTTTCCTTTGTAGTCTTGGTCTACCATTTTATAAATTGTTCTAAAATTTTCATATGCTTTTGCTAATGCAGGATAATGCTTACACATATCGTTTATTTTATATATACTAGGCATTGAGTTATCAAAGTCTACCTGCGGAATATCTTCTGAAAGAATACATTCACTTGGCATGTTGTATGTAAATTCACTTCCACTATCATTTACATCTGTTAAATCAAGCGAGATAGTAGGATCAGCCGTTGATGTATATGTTACAGAATAATCTGTGCCATTATCAATATTAATTATATAATCATCATCACCCATTTATTGCTCCATATAATTCTGCACCACTAAAAAAGTTTTTATGCAAACTATTAACTTGCTTGCTTACACTTGGAATAAAGTCTTCATAGTTTTCCATGTAATCTTCAATCTTAGCAGTAACTTCACCTCTGTGTTTTACATAACTTGAATAATCTTCTGTCCATATACTTGGATATTTAAATTCAGGCAGTGCCATTTCAGTATAACTTAATCTATCAGGAACCATAGGTATAGCATCTACTAATGCTCCTTCGTACCAGCTTATACCTAATGTTTCTTGTAGATTAGCACTAAACACCATTTTTGCTTCTCCAAGTAAGTTATGATATTCATGTTTGCTTAGTTCTTGTTCTTGACAAACAATAAATTCATACTGTGGCAAATGTTGTTTCAAATCACGAAATATATCAATCTGTTTTTCAGGAGCAATACGATGTGGGAACAAAATTAAATTTTTCTTGTTCATTCCTTTATATTGATCAAGACTAGATCTCAAATACTCCATAGGCCAGCCAACTCTATGTGTTTTGCTTTCATCAATATCTAAACTTTCAGCAAATAAGTCTATATGAAATTCACTTGCAAAAAAGTTATCATCATAGCATTCGTACATTGATTGTTCTGCATGTCTTACCCAAGGAGTATCTCCTATTAGTCTACCAAGAAAATCTTGAGGATCATAACTGCCTGCATGCCATAAACCGCCAATACTTACATCAACGCCAAGCAGTTCTGCCATGTAACGCAGTTGTATAACAGTAGGATTCCAAGCGTCAGTGTATAAGAAGTAGTCACCATTATTTACGGATCCATTACAAAACATTTCACCTATTTTTTCTAGTTGTTTACTTTTATATATGTTTGTGCCGCCAAAGTTTAGAAACGCCCCAGGTGTTGTTGCCTGGGGAGTCTCTCCACCACTAATTACAATTACTTCTTCATTTGTAGCTCGTCGCAGTTGACGCGGAAGATATTCTTTCCACTGCTTTGTATAGCGTGTATCAACTGCTTCAATATCTACAATATAAATTGTCATTAGTGCCTCCTATTATTAAATTTCCTTCCAGAGTTGCGGGCCTTAGCTCGCATCCAACCTTGCCAACGTTGGTAGGCATCCCAGTTGGGGTCTTCTTTTTTATAAAGTGCTTTTTCATTAAACACTTTACCTTCAAATCGACAGTAGTCGCGATACCGTTCGAGGTCATTGAATACCTTAGTATACGCTTCACGATTAAATTTGATAGACATTTTAACATAAGTTCCTTTTAGCTATGTCTGGGATAAAATATTGAACAGCCGTTTTCGCCATCTTCGGCAACATCAATCTCAACAAATCGGCTTGGATATTTTGCTGAAATCTGTTCATACAAGTCATCTGCAATCATTTCGCACGACTTGTGGTTAAGCTCGATAACACTATCATCGTATAATCTTTCGAGCCATCTTTTAAATTGAATAAACTCAATATCTCTATCATTATGTTCAACTTGAATTCTTACTTTGAAGTGAAAGATATGTCTGTGTGCTACGCCAAGAAATGACACATCATCCCAATCACCTGTAGCTAGTGCAGGATCATCTTTCGCCGCAGGATACAAATGTATTCCTTCTTTACGAAAAGTTACCCAAATACTACGTTCTACTGTGTTTTTCATATATACCTTCCTATCTTCTTCACGACTCATTCTTACCATGTAATCATAATATCGTTCATCTATTTGTTCAGTTTGTTCTAACATTATACACTCACCTTATTGGCTTGTCAAGGCCATATTCTGCCCAATCTGTAAATTTTTCTTCATCTAACAAATTGTGCAACCTATGACACCAAACACCAGGGTTAGATGCCTTAAAGTCTTTATCGTCTATTTTCAACATAGTGTTGTAATTCCACTGTTTCACGTAAGGCACCGGAACACGCAACTGCGGAATAAAGTTGTTATAATCTACAAGTCCACACTCTAAAAATTCTTCTGCAAGAGCAATAGGAATATCAAGTGAACAAATATATCCCTCCTTAAGAAATTTTTCAATCATATTTTCCCAGTCTTGCCATTCATTATGTTCTTTAGGATTGAAACTATGATTTGCACCAAAGAACAAATGCTCACAATGTTCTTTATTGTAAAATGACAAGATTTCATCGGCGTCTTGTACACCTTCTACGAACAATGTCTTCTTTCCATAGGCAGGAGTCTTTTCAACTTCATGTCCTATAAAATAACACATTTTTTCATGAATGCCGTCTTTGTAATCTCTCTTCATATTCTATCCTATGTATTTCGTCTTTTAACCAAAGTTTTTGAGTTTTTAATCTATTAATTAATTGATCATCTGCAAATTTATTATACAATTTTTTTATCTCATCGTCAAGTGCTCTATGTTTTCTATATAAGCTCTCTAAATAAGTTTCTTTCGTCATTCAAACAACTCCCCGAATTTAGTTTGTGCATTTACAGTTTTCTTTCCAGTGGCACCTCTTGTACCTATTATTGACATCCAAAACTTGCTAAATTCGTCTATTACTGCATAGGCTTCGTCTTTGTTTGATGTTGCAAATATTGCCTCCACAACATCTCTAAAAAATAACCTGTCGAACCGTTCTTCCACAAGCATTGCTGGAATGATGCCATTGTCGTATTGTCTATTTGCTTCTTGTACTGCATTAATGTGCATCCATACGTTATGCCCCATCATGACAGCATATGAAAAACTATCCCATGAGGTCTTACCTTCTTTGCCTATTTTATTTAGATCACCTGGACCATATATACAAATATCTTTGGCTTTAAGGTCGGCTGTGATTGGACTATCCATAAACGAAGGATGTTTACCTTCTCTTACAAATGCTTGTCCAAACTGTGTTGTATCTTGTGCAAGTGCCTTGTCATCGATACTAGGAACCATTCGATACACCCATTTAGTTCTGTCCTCAGTCTCAAGTTCACAGTAGATCTGTCCATTAGCGGTTGCGAGGAAAGGTGAAGCACAATCAAATGTGATAACAAAGTTTTCATTATGATATTTCCTTACGGCACGTTGTATGTCGGTTAGTAGTGTAGCCCACTCTAGTTTTGATGTTCCTAAAAAGTGCATTACATCATGTATACCCTTTTCCAATAGTCCGTCAAATCTCAATGCAACTAGTCGTTTAAGAACCAAATGTACATCACACATGTTCTGACCGCCCATGGACCAACCATTAAAGTGATCTGTGTATTTCTTAGGATCACAATAGTCTTTCATTTGCTGATACCAATCTTCTGCGTCAGCATGATTCTCGCCTTGTAATACATTAAGGAACTTACAAGCACCTGTTCTATGTTTCATCCAATAGTCATTGTTGATGCGTGTAGCATTTACGGCATCTTGATAGTTGTCAATACCTGTTGCTTTTGCACCTTCTGGAGAACGTGATACCCATGCTGGAATATCAAGTATCATTCCATAGTCCATATATGCGTCCATCCATTTTAGAACGCCATCACGTTTCTTTTGTGCTTTTGGACAGGCAGGATCTTTCCAATCACCTTCCCACACACCTTTACCAATCTGGAAACCACCCGAGTCACCTAACAACCAAGTATTTTCTATATCCCTATTACGCACCATATCTTCTTTTGGCACTTCTTTGTTGATATCTAAGTCTGCGTGTCCTGCTGAGTAAAGACTCCATTTGTATTGAAATTGACCTTGATCTTTGTTTAAGTAATTTAAACTTTCAACTCCATGTGTCAAATTAGATGGAATTCTATTAGTTTCTACATATTCGCCGAAACGTTGCTTGCCTACATAAGTTGCATAAAACCCACTTAGTGCAGGCAAAAAACGAGCATAATCTTTTTGTTCAGCAGTTAAATTAGTTTTCATTTCTCATTTTTTCTTTCTCCAAACTAAGCCAATCTTTATAGCTCATTAAGTATGCCGCACCTGCCAGTATTGCAATAGCACCTGCTTCAGCAATAAGCACCCAAGGATCTGCATCTTTGGAGTGTAGCACAATAAGTCTACATAAAGCAGTTATAGCAATAATAATCGGAAGTGATACAGGTATTCTGTTATTAGCAAAATAAGCACCAACCATTCCTACAATTTCTGTATAGATAAACAACAAAAATAGATCAGCAAGTTCAATTCGTCTTGCTATTAACATATCATATACATCCATGCCAGCCGCAACTGTTGTTAGGATGCCGATAAATCCTAGCATAATTTTTTCTGTAATCACTGTAGTCCAATGTAAATTTACTTTACTCATTTGTTATCCTTTACGTTAAGGTTTTCGGGAGCATATTGTTCTCCGTTATATCCACTGCCTGTAGCGCCTGGGCCAGTTTCTACTCCGCTATTACATCCTACTACAACTACTACTAAGAATGCAACACTTACATACAGTACTCTTTTTGTCCAAGCAATAAATTCTTTAAACATACTTTCTGCTTCTTTTTGTGCGGCTTCTCTAGGTGTCATTCTGGCGTTGTCCATGGATAGCAAGGCACAATACTTTGCTTACAATATTTTGCGTTGTCTACTAATAAAATTGGAAGTCCTACAATAAAAAAGACTATGATAAGGAAAGCCCAACCAAGTCCTTTTGTAGTACAATAATTATCACTCATTGTTCTCTCCATCTATACACGTTTGGAGTACAGAAGTTTCTTCCAAACTTACAAGTGTTATCGTCTTTACAAACTCTTTCGTGTTTGCTATTTTCCCAACAGTTACTTCTCCAAGGGTCAGTATATTTTTTCACAAATCGATCCCAAGTGTCATCTAATGTCATCATTGCCGCAATCGGAATAATAAACATGAATATTATAATCCAAAGGAAGGCAACGCCAAATCCTTGATTATGATATGGTTGATTAGGATCAGACAAGTTACTTACTCTGTGCTGGAAGGATATAGTCGTACTTGACCATTCCGCTGTCTACAGTAATTTGCATTGCACCTTGATCAGATATACTCATTGTTTTATCTCCATCAAGTCCTAGTATTGCTTGTACTTGTGCAACAGGCCAACTCCATGTGTGTGCAAGTGTACCTTCAACACCAGCCTCAAATACAAAAGAACCTGCGTGTGTGCTTGCATCACCAAAGCTGAATACAAGATCATTATTATCACTACTTACATTAAATGTAGGCTCTTCAGAGTGTGCAAGTGCCTGTAGTTTCATACGACCAATTGCCGCTACACTTGGAGAAAATGTTACGTTCCAGTTTGCACCTTTGAACTTAACTGTTTTAAGTTTTTCTTCAATAATTGCTTTGTTCATAAAGCGATAATCATTTTGGAAGTCACCTGTTACATTTTCAAAATGAATATGTGTTGGAACAACTTCACCATTACGATCTGCTTCAACAACTTCAATTTTAGCATCTTTTTGATACTCAGGATTTTTCAAATGCAAACTTAGTTTATCTAAATTAGGCATACCAAACGTACCTTTAAACTCTGCTACTGGTGCATGTGTTTCTGCACTTAAAATTACACTTCGATCTTCAGCCATACTGTCGATCTGTGTGCTGTCTTCGTTAGTAATTTTCACCAACGATAAGAAGCCCAGTGAATGTGTGTGGGCTACCATGTCTTGTAAGATATCTTTCATAGTGTTACTCCATTGTTAAATTCTATTATATTATCTAATTGCTTATTTGTCAACAGTTTTTCTACAGAATGTTTAGGTTTAAAACCCAAAGTTCTCATTCTTTCCATATTAGCACAAGTCCAACTGCGTTCATTTGGGGTATTTAGGCGGATAGGAACATCTGGTGCAAAATCACGGACTCTAAAAGGTTTGCCTGTGCCTATATCTACTGTGCCTGAATATCTACTTTTTATAAGTAGTTCTATTGCATCACATAAATCATCTATGTGTATAAAATCTCTATAGTGATTTGTGACGTATTCTAATTCTCTATCAATTAATTTTTGTATAAACATTCCTTTTCTTGGATTATTATCATATACAGTATGAAAACGCATAGCTAATGTATCAATATATCTCTCTGCATTTTCCTCTACAAGATATTTGCTTGCGGCGTACGGATTTAGATCTGGTTCATATGCACTAGAACTACTTGCAAACATTATTCTTGTGTCTGGATATCTTGCAAATAAACGCTTACTTACTTCAACATTATTTCGCCAATATATTGCAGGATCGTTTATAGATTCTCGTACTCCGCTTTGTCCTGCTAAATGAATTATTAAATCAAATTTTTCATTAAGATTGCAATCAAACAAATCTTGATCATCTTTCAAATCAAACCCAACTACACTGTTATTTTTTGTTAGCCTTTTTAATAAATGGCTACCTATATAACCTCTATGTCCCGTTAGCATTATATGCATTTAATTTGCTCCAAGTATCTTTCCATCCATCTACATTTATTCCAACACCCATCCGCACACCTTCACGTAATGCGTTTGCAACAGGAAAGTCATTACCGCCAGGCTGACACATATCTCCAAAGAAATATATAAAGTCTTCATCAGTAAAGTCGTTGAGTATTTGGCTCTTGTCTGAACCAATAGGATAAATGTCTATTCCTGTATCTCCGCCTACTACTGCTTGGATTCCAGGAAATTTTTCTTCAAATAATCTAGCAATAGTATGCCTTTCATCTATTGTTGTATCATGTTCAACATAAAGTTTTCTTTCGCCAAGTGTTGCATTTCTTCCTACCACACTGAAATTGATCATACCTGGACGGTTTTCTATATGTAATCCTGTTCTTAACGGAAAATTACTTGCATTTAATTTATCACGCAACCATTTTTCTGCATCTTCTGGTAGTTTCCAATCACTTGTTCTTATATTTCTGTCCTGTTCCCAGACATCGTTGCCACTACAATTATAAACCCTTTTGCAACTATTATATAAAGTCTCGCCTATTTGTTCTATAGTTTTATCTCTATCGCTTCCTGTAACAAGATAAACATTATTTGTTTTACAAAATGATCTAAACCAAACTGCAAATTGTTTGTCTATTGCTCGCCGACTGGGTGTTAGTGTTCCGTCTACATCAAAAATAAATTTATTCACAAACTCTTCTCCGTAAATCACTTGAACTAAAACGGTGATCTCTTTTGTTAAAATGTAATTCAATATCACGTTTACGACAAATATCTTTGCCTGTAAAGTCTTTATCTTTATATTCTTCACCTAGTATACGTACATCAATTGGGTACATGCTAAGGATGTCTTGTAGGTCTTCTTCATACTTGTATGGAATAATTTCATCTACATAGCCAACTGCTTTTAATTGTGTATAACGTTCGACAATACTTTGCACTGGTCTATTTTTTTCTGCTCTATCTACACTAGGATCTATTTGTAAACCGCATATTAAATAATCGCACTGTTCTTTTGCTTCCCTTAACATTATTACATGACCTGCATGTAATAAATCAAAAGAAGAACATGTAAAACCTACTCTCATTTCTTATCCTCTGGATCAGGCAAGTTTATTACTTTACCTTTTTCAATCATGTTTTCTTGTATATCATATACTTGTTCTGATGTAATCATGTTAATAATAGTATTTGTAAGACTTACTTCATTACGTAAGAATCCTATTTTACGTTGTAGTTCATCTAGTTCTTTTAAGTAAAATTCTAACTCTTGCTCTTTACGTAACTTTTGTTCTATAAATTCAGAAATTAGAATTAATTTTTTTTCTTCGCTCATATATCACCCAAAGTCAAATAAACTACTAAATGTGTTGTTTTGTTTTGTGCTATCTAAATCATAATCTAGCACACCAATAAGATTATCAAGTTTGTTGTCAATAATAGTTGATTCCATTGCATCATCATCAAACGGAAGTTCTTTGAACCAATCAGGAATACGCAATTCATCTGTTGGATATGCAACACTAGTATATCCTAATGGATTTTGTTTTAGTTTACAAACAATAACTTTCATACCGTCTACAATCTCTTGCGAATACTTGTCGCCATTCATACGTTTAAGTGTGTTCCAGTTTATGCTTGCTCGAACGTGTCCAGGCATGTTTGCTTTGCCTAGCTTTTCTTCAAGACGTTGATAGTGTCCAATTTTATTTGCACGTTTAGGAGCACCCTTCTCAAAACCAGGACGTTGTTTGAATTCTCTACGAAACTCTGTTATGCGATCTAGTATTTCTTTTTCTGATTTTTCTTGTAGCACCATCATTAACACTTCGCTTAGGAACTCTTGCATAAACACAGGCGTATCTGATCTACGCAAGTCTAAGCCCATTGCCTTTACTTTGCCAGGCTTGCCATCAGTATCATTTCTAAATCCTTCGATATCATAAACAAGTGCCGCGTAACGTTTTTTAGTAATGTACAATCCGCTTTCAGCTACAATTTCTCTACCTGCGGCAATAACATCTGAACGTGTTTTCGGACAATGGAATGCCTGCGCCATAAAGTCTTGAAACGTAGTATTGGCGGCTTCGCATACTTGATCATAAAGTGTAATAACGTTTTCTTTACTCCACGGAATATTACCATTATCAATTTCTGTACGCAAGGTTGGATACGCACTAAAGTATACAGAATCAGTATCTCCGTATATAACTGCATCACCTGTATGATCATATGTACCTGTTATTACTTTGTTTACTTCTGCTGACATATGCTTAACAATAGTTCTGCCAGTTAGTGTGGTTGATTGTCCAATACGTTTATCAAAAAATCTGCAACCTGGATTAAGTATAGCACCATACAAACTATTTAGGTTAATCTTTTTAACAAGTTGCCTTTTATCCCAATATTCTATCTCTGCACTATTCTCAGCTTCTTTGGCCTTTTTCAACATCTTTTGCATATCTTTACGTTCTGCATACCAACGTTTTAGAATACCTGGAATAACACCTTCAAACTCTGTTGTAAAAATTGTACCATTTGAACTTAACATCCAAGGAACATTGCTATCAAAAATAACTTTGTATAATTCTGCACCGCTCATTACTTCAGTTTCGCCATTTTCAAAATCAACAGTAAGAGCAACATCCTTGCGTTTCTCCATAACTGCTTCATATTCTTCTGTGCTGAAACGTCCTTCCCAACTGCCTGCAAATGACTTTTTCTTAAGTGTAATGTCTTCGTGTACTCTACTTTCTGAAATCTCAGGACGTATTTGTCCTATAACAGTTTCAGGTGCCATATTTAAAGCACGAATAACACTAGGATACAGACTGTTTAAGTCCATACTACCTATCCATTTGTGCAAACCTTTTTTCGGAAACGCAACATATGCACCAGCCGCCGCGGTGTTTTCATCATCACGTTTTGGTCGATTAGGAACACGTAAGTCTCTATTGTGTGCTTCGTTAATTATTCCTTGCTCAGTAACAGCCACAGCACCCATAGTGGTCTGTAGCATCACAGTGTTTTCGTGAGCAACAGTATTGCTTAGATCAATAAACCTTAGTTTTTTGTCCAGCTTGTCCAGTAGTGCGGTATCTTGAATGTTGTATTCGATGAACTTTCTAAAGTCATTGTTGTACAGTTGATCCAAAGTGCCTTCATAAGGTACTTTGTTTTCTCCAACTTCAATTTCGCCGATAGCATCAAGTCTATATGTGTGTCTTTCTTCATACGTGTATTTACGATATAATTCCAAACTATCTAAATGCACTCTACCTATTAGGTCAAAGGTTACAGCTGATTTACCATACTTTTCATATTCACGTTTCTTAGGAAGTTGTCCCCACAAACAAAAACGTCTTGTATCGTCTTTGCTTAGTACACGACTAGTTCTGTTTACAGTATACGGAATATCATAACCTTCACTGTTCCAACCTGACAAAATATCAGCATCTTCAATTAGTGTTAAGAAAGTATCGATCATGTCGCCTTCTTTCTCAAACAACATTACATTTTCAATACCTTCTAATTCTTTCTTTGCTTGATCCATTGTAAGTGTTTTAGGCGGAACAGCCAAACATACCATTGTCTCCATCCACTGTAAGTATACACTAATACTTGTAATAGGCATAAACGGATCACTTGGATCAGCAAAGCCACGCTCTGGATCAAAGTCAGTCTCAATATCAAAGAACGCAATGTTAAGTTTTGGCGCATCTTGATTAAGATAATTTTCTGATAGACATTGGAAGATTGGATTTATGTCACTTTCAAACAGTTGCTTGTCTTTGTTTATAGCAACTTCTTTACGAAAGTCTTTTGTGTTTTTACACACAATACGTGTAAGCGGATCGCCATACACACTTTTGTATTTGCCTCGTTCGTCTTTGTAATAGAAAGTATATTTTGCTTGATATTCGCGGAAGTCTCTTTTTCCGTCTTTACGCTCTACAACTCTAATTATGTCAGAATCGCGATCAAAGAAAGCGTCTACGTAACTCATTTATTCTCCTCGTTGCTTGTGGCCAACTTAACCTTCTACATGCCCGCTTGGTAGCTTTGGGCGATATTATATTTATTACCACCATTGCATAGCAACGCCAAACCCGAGTATATTTGCTATTGTAAAATAACCCGTGAGTAGCATAGGCCATGCAAGTGTTCTCCTATAGTAACCATATACGGCAGTTACACTGCCTATAAAAAATCCTGGATAAATGTATCTCATATCCGGTTCATCTGCATTCATTGCTAACATAGTGCTTGCTCCAACTGTGAAAACAAAACTTACAAGTTCACATGCAAAAGCAATTTTATCAGATTGATAGCTCTGTATCCAAAATTGTTTAATTTTTTCCAATTTTATTTGTCCTTGCCAACTGTAACAACAAGTGTTTCTAAGTCTTCAAACTCGTCTTGGTGTTTGTCCCAATCCATATTTTTTGCAACTTTAATTGCTTTATTAATAAGTCCAGGCTTCATGTCTAATTCTTCAGCAACACTTTTAACAGTGTCTTTCAAACCTGCTTGTAGGTCTTCAATTTCTTGTAGAACTGTAACGCCCTCATTCACAAGGCGTTCTAGTTTGGCTTTCTCTTCAGTGCCATACGTGCGATCACTCATACGGTATCTCCTTAGTTTATATTACTATACATTAATTTTTGGAATTTGTCAAGAACTTTTTTTCGTATGCTTCTTCAAAACCATCTGCATGATATACCCATTCATGGTTTCCCCAAGCTCTACGGAAGTAACCATCATAACAATCTCTTGCTGTGTCTTCGGTTACTTCTAAATGTCCTTTCGTCATAAAGAACATTTTATATACCTCTTTGTGAGATATAGCCATTTACTTTACCTTGTTAAGTTGTTTATAAAGTCTTTCTTTTATTGAACTCAAATTAGAATTATCTACGCTTGAATTTTGTTTTTTCTTCTTTGCCATGTTTGTTGCAATAGCATACACAGCACCTTCAGGATCCATACCTTTGTCTTTTGCCCAATTAGCAATTGAATTTTTCGCCTTAGGTTTATCCATTATTTTGTCTGCTGTTTTGTCTCTTTTTTTGATCTCACCTTTTGTCAGATCACGTTCATTTGTTTCTTTTTTGTTTAGTAGTTCAGCCATTGATAATATTCTTAGGCGCATGCCAGGGTCAGTAATTAGATGTTTGAAAAGGTCCAAGTAAGGAGCAAGTTCTTTTCTTTCGGTCGATGTTAACACATCACCATTTACTGCCCTTTGTAATCCTGATGCGGCAAGCATAGGGTCGCCTGCATCTAGTTCCTTGTCTATATGGGCTATCGCTGTTTTAAAATTATCTGCTTCATTAATAGGTGTTGATTGCACACCTGCTAGTTTTGCAAAATCACTCACACTATATTTTTTATCTATAGGTAAACTGCCTGCATTTACTTGAGCAGATTCATTTACATAGTCTATTTTTGATTCGGCTTGTTGTGCTGGAGCATTGGCCATTGCTTTTAGTGCGGCAAGATCTTGTGCCGGTGTACTAGGAAACAAGTTCTTCATCATAGATGACATTTTATACATATCTTCCATATTAAGCTCCTATTTCAAGTCTCATTGCCTTTTGTAAGTCAGTAGGCGCAGCTTTTGGAAATGTTTTTTTAAGCATTCTATAAGTTTTTTGAGAACCATATTGTCTAATGTTTTTCTTTATAAACGCTCTATAATCATCCATTGGATCTTGCGGGCCATATTTTACTAAGTCACCAAAAGCTGATAATTTATCTTTTGCTATATCTAACCAGCTGTCATCTTCAAGTAATTCTTTTACCTTCATGTTTTTACGTTCTTAGCCTTTCCGCTTCTATTTTTGTTTGGATCTTTTCTACGCTTACGTCTAGCACTTTTTGCTCTATCTTTTTTACTCATTGAGTATGCTTTTGAAGATGGTAAACACTTAGGCTTGCCTTCTTTAGAACTTCCTCTAGCACATTGTCCTCTTACTTTTCCATCAGGACCAAAACGCACCCATTTTTGTTTAAACCATTTCTTTAAATTTTCGTCTAGATCTTCAGCAAATATTAGTTGACCATCTGCACCTAGCTGTACATCTTCGCGTTTGACACAGTTAGGAACACGCTTTCCGAACATGGTTTTGAAGCCTTTACGCTTGTATCCTTTCCAGCATCTTGTGCCTTCTATTACTTCAGACCAACGCATTACTTTGCATT